GTCGTAGGGTAACTAGGCGTATTGCTACGCCTAGTTAAAGTTTATTATTAATCTGCGCCTTGAGATCCGTAAACGGCTCTCCAGTCAGTGAAACCAAAAGAGTATCTTTCTCTTACTTTGTATCTTAGGTTACCAGTTTCAAAATCGCCTTCAACAGCTTTTTTGATTGGTGCTCTAACAAAGTGTTTCATTCCATCAGGACAATCAGTCATAATGAAGTATTGGTCCGTGTCAGTTAGTCTTTGGTTAACGACTACTCCGCCCGGGATCATACCCATATTTCTCATTGCATTGATGTCATTGTCTGCAGTACCAGGTCTTAAATTAGACTTTAATACTCTTTCAGCAATGAACACCAAGTTTGGTGGAACTATAAGTTTCTGACCAGTTAAAGCGATAGGTATACCTCTGTCATCTTCTGCTTCAGAGATTTGAATTAATAATGTCTCTAAAGACGTTTCACTCAAATCTGCTGGTGTAGCAAGAATGTTAGAAGCAGTACCACCACCTCCTAGAGGGTGAGAAGCGTTTAATAAAGTTACTCCATCACCACCTAACTGTGCAGTGTTAGTTGCGTTGTTTAAGATGTTTGCACCTTTGATCTCTTTAGTGTGTTGCATTGATCTTGCTAAAGCTCTAGCATATTTTGCACCTAAAGATCCGTATAAACCATCTTCTTCTGCTTCCTCAGTAATTGAGAATGCTAAAGCGATAGTTTCGTGTACGTATCTTGATACAAATCCTTCTCTGCCAGATTCATAAGATATTGCAGCACCTTCAGCTTTTGTTGGTGCAGCTCCGAAGCCGATCATTTGTACATCTTCTTCGAAAGCTTTTTGTGATTGCTCTGTAGAGTAGATTTCTCTCCATTGTTCTGGATATCTATCATACTCCATACCAAACACGGTATTTAAACCTAGATTGAGCTGTTTGGTAAATAGTGCTCTATTTAATGCCATTGTTCAATCTCCTTAGACACCAGCCTGACGAGTACCGTATAAGTGTAAGTTAATTACAACTTCTACGTCAGCATCAGCTCCGACATCATTGTTTGGTTTGTCTACTAATCTTAATATTCTCAAGACTTTAGCAGTAGTAGCAAGTGTACTAATATCTAATTCGTCTGTTGAATAACCGAAAGTAGTGTTTGCAGTACCAATTGTAACATTAGCCAATTCACCTACGTTTGCGTTTGCGAATGTGCCGTTACATTGAACTTGGTATGTTATATTTGGATCGTCATAAACTAAAGCCTTTACTGCAGTATTTGCTTTTACAGCTGTACTTGCATTCCAGATTTTAGAAAACTTGACATCCCCTGTAGCGTTATCAATGTACTCTACACCATAAAATACCCCTAATGCTGTTCCGCCAGCAGTACCTCTAATCACTGTACCATCTGTAGTCATAGTTACTAAGTCTCCAGATGCGATTGCAGTACCGTAGCTATTAGCAATAGGATATTCTTGTGGTCTGATAACACCGCCTGTTAAGTGCCTCAAAGGTACGAAACCAATGGGTGTGTTAGCATTTGCCATTTTTTAGTCTCCTATTTATAGTTACTCTTTAAAGCCTCCTCTAGTAACTGAAGTCTTGAAGGACTTCTGAATAGGATTTCCAGGTTGTTCTACTTTGTGGATATCTTGTTCGACCGATCTCATTAAGTTTTCAGTCATTCTTGCGTAATACATATTACGTTCATTTACCATTTCTTCTGGCATTTCACAGAGTAGCATTCCTTCGATACCTATATGACCAGCAAACTTACCATGTTCTATCGTTGGAAAATGTTCAGCATTCTTAACCGTTTTAGGGTCACGAGGTTGCCAACCTTCTCTCAATCGTTTGGCTACGTTTGTCGGTGTTTCCTGACCTAGTACCATAGTTGCAATCCATCTCTGTTTGTAACCAGGTCTTGGTTCAGGAGCCTCCAATAAATTACTAGGGCGCCATTGTGAAACCTTTGCTTTATCAGCTCTAGTTTCGTTATTTATTTTATTACTCATAGTCGTGCTCCTTTACCTTCACGTATTGTTGCTAAAGGTTTTTACTTCTTTAGCAAACCGCTTTAGTGCCGCTTCATCATTAATATCAATACCAAAAGTTTGTGCAGTTTTGATATCATCTTGAGTTAGCTTAACTCTATTACTGTCTGTTCCTTTTTTACGAGAAACTCCAGCTACAGGAGATTGCACTCTGTTGTTTTTTTGTACTACATTTTCGTTTGTTTGAACAGTGTCTTTTTCTTCTTTAGAAAAATAAGCCATTCCGGATGCTTTAAGTCTTTTATCCATTTCAATATAATAATCTGGATCATTAACATCCCAACCTTCTTCAGTAAGTTCTGCATCTATGCCATAAGCCATTGCAGTTTCTTTTCTAAAGCCAGGTTTATTAAACCACTCTCTGTTATCTTTAACCCAATCTGCTGCTAAAGGTGGAGTTTCAGCTTGTTTTTTTTCTACTTTAGGAACTGAAGCAGATAATTCTTCAGTTTTAGACATTTGTCCTCTAATATCAGCCATTTTTTCATAAAGCTCTACTTGTTTTTCAGTATTACCTTCTTCGATAGCTGCTTTAAGATCAGCAGAAACTGACGAATAGTTATTTTTTAGAGTTTTACCAGCTAAATCAAAAGTTTTTTTCTCTAATTCAGCTAATCTTTGCTCTAAATTTACAGCTTTTTGTTCTGCTTCTGCTCTTTTTGCCACTTCTTTAGCAATTCTTTTACGAACTTTTTCAGAATATGGCATATCATCTGAATACTTAGGAACTTCAGCTTTTTTTTCAAGCTTAATTTCTCTTTCGTTTTCATATGACTTATCATTTGCTTTCTCTTTTTCTTCAGTTTCAGCTTTTTCAACTAAAGCATCAATAGGATTCTGAGGAACCTCTATTTCTTTTTCAGTTAAATTTTCATCTAGCTTAACTTCTAACTCTTTCTCATTGTTATTTTCTTCTATCATAGTTTGCTCCTATGTTGTCGTTAGCTTAAACTAACGTATATTATAATTGATGAGATATTACTTCAGGGTTATCCAATGTAGCAATAACCTCATCATCATTTATTAACACCATTTTAACTTTTTGTACAGATATTTTGGCTCCTGCGTATCTTCCAAATACAACCCAATCACCAACTTTGCACCATGGTGCTTTTCTATCGCCATAACACTCAGGTCCCATAGCAATAACTTGTCCTACAGAATTTAAATAACTTTGTTGTTCTTTATTTGTATCAGTTAAATAAATTCCTCCTTTTGTTTTTTCAACTACACCTCTAGGTCTAATTAAAATTCTATAACCAACAGGCTGAGGTACTTTTTCTGGTGTAGGTACATCACTATCAGTTGCCCATATTTCTTGACTAATCATCTATATCTCCTTCCTTATATTTTTGAGTAGTTTCATCAATTATTTCTAAAGCTTTATTTAATCCTACAGACATTCCTTGTATTCTTTTGAAGTCTTCAATCTTATCTACACCTTTAGACAACAAATTTTTACCTAAATCTGTGTCATATTCTTTAATCTTTTTTTTGATTGCTATTATCAGTCTTTCCATATTCAGTTCTTTCCATAAAATATTCTAATGTCTCATCAAAACTTTTTTTTAAACCACTTGCTGCAATTGCAAATAATCTTGGTTTAACATGTTTAATAGATATTTTATTATTTTCTAAAAATTTTTTAGCTTTTTTAATTTCTTCTGCTTTTATTGCCATGTTTTTTTCTAATTGATTCCTTTCCTTTTTTAAATATAGATGCAACTTTTGATTTACCCATAACTTTAGCACGTTGTTCTCCAACAGTTAAAATTTGAATTTTTCTTGCGTATGGTTTATTTATTCTTTTTACTTTAGCAACAGTTTTTCTTGCATCAGTAGGTGTTGCAAATTTAATACTAACAGTATCTTTAGGATTTTCATCAGTATAAAGTCTTCTACCAGAACCTTTAGGTTTTTTCCCAGTTCCTTTTTTAGGATCAGCCATTATTCACTTCTTTTAGCAACTCTAGAAGCTGTTTCAACTATCTTAGCTTTTGTTTCAGCATCTTTTCTAGCTTGCGTTCTTTCCTTATCTTTTACTCCTTCAGCAAATCTAGCTTTTCTAATATTAAGCTCTTCTGCTTTTAATTGTAAACTTGCTTGATCTTTAGCCATTTCCATTTGTTGTTTTTGTTGTTCTGGACTTGGCGGCATACTTCCCATTAAACCTTGAGCAGCTTGTGCTGCAGCAACTGCAATTCTATTTTCTTGTTCTATAGAAACTTCTTTAGTATCTTCATCTCTTAATTCTTTGTTGATTTCTCCAGTAGAAGTAGGTACACCTTCTGGTACTTGAGCTTGCATTTGTTGTTGATATAAATATGCCATATGTTGACCTAAATGAGCCATCATTAATGGATACAAAACTTCTCTAGCTTGTGGATTACCACCAAATCTAGGATCCATCATAAATTGTTGGTGTACTGCAATATGTGCAGCATGATCTTGATCTTCAAATACTTTAATTGGTTTACCATTTAATAAAGCCATGTTTTCAGAAACTGGATCACGTCTAGGTGTTTCTTCATCTTCAATTATTAAATCTTGATAATCAGGAATATTTAAAGATTGTAAAAATCTTCTATAAGCTTCTTTAGTATCAATAATATTTGGTGCTTGTTGTGCAAGTTGTAAACCAGTTTGAGCTAATGCAATTCTTTGAGCTTGAGAAAAAATATTAGGATCAGATACTGGAACAACATTTACTGCTTGATCAAAATCTTTTCTTCTTATAGTTTTTCTTTCTCCTATTACGTCATATGGATATTCATCATCTAAGTATTCTCCATTCAATTCATAAATTAATTTAAATTCTCTACCTTGAGCTTGATGTAATCTTTTATGAATTGCACTAAATACTTTAGAACCTTGTTCAATAAGAGCTATAGTAGTTCCTACAGGTCCACTTCCTGCTGATTGTCCAACCATTGCATCTGCTATACTTGCAAATCTTCTACCTGATTCTGTTAATACTCCTAATAATTGTAAGAGGGTCGGCGATGGCTCCTTAAATGGAAGAGGGATAAACGATTTTCGGAGATCATCGCCATATGCTTCAACATCGACCCATTCACCAGGTGAAACTGTAATATCGCCGCCTTCAATTCTTGCACCTTTAGCTTTAAAACCTCCATTAAGATTAGCAAAAGCAGCTGAATCTAATAAAGCTCTTAATGCACCTGTACTAGCATGTTGAAGACCACCGATAGATTGTATTAAACCAGATCCATAGAAACCTAAACCCGGTAAATATTTGTAATGAATAAAATAAGTTCTTTTCTTTTTAAGTGGATCATCCTCTTTCCAATTTCTTCTGATAGCTAGAGTTTGTCCACTTTCATAATCGACAGTTACAATATATGGTAATGCTAAACCTGATTCATCTTCTCCTAAATCTAGATCAGCATGTATTTCTAAAATAGTATGTATTTTATCTGCCATTGAAGGTGTCATACCTTCTAATTTTTGTAAAGTTTTCTCAACTATATCTGATGTATCTCCTCCGCCTTGATTTTGAGAAGTCGGTACATCTTTGTAAAATCCTTCTATTTGTTTTCTTTTAATTTCATTAGTAGTTTGTTTCATCACTTGAGTATATCTCTCTGCTGTTTCTAAATCTGTATTTTCCATAGAAATTACAAATTGATCAGCAGGAACAAACTTAGAGCAAATTCTATCTAAAGAATTATCAAAGTATATTTTTTTAAATGCAGAGCCAGCTAAAGCTAAGTAATATAATAATTGATCTAATTCATTAAAATAATCTGTTATTTGATTAGTTACTTGATAATTCATAAAGTCTTGAACACGTTGAGCTTGTTCTAATTTTTTATCTGACTGTTTTCCAATAATTTGAGTTTTAACAGGACCTCCCGCTGGAAACATTTCTGAAATAGCTCTAGCTTGAAATTGTGTTGCTGCCTCTGACATTAATGGATGATGAACGCCTGAAGCTCCCGGGAAAGGATCTTGTCTATCTTCTACAACTACTCCTAACATTTTAAGACCTTTTGAATATTGGTCTTCCCAATCTTTTCTGGATGCTTTATCATCTTCAAAAGCTTTTATTAAAGATTTACCAATATTTAAAACTTCTTGATTATCTAATTCTTCTGCTAAGTTAGAATAATGATTTGATGAAAACGCTTCTTCTTCTTTTTCAGTTAAGTCTTGATCTATATCTACACGAACCTTTTGTCCATCTTCGTTAGTATATTCAAGTTTCTTTTTATCTAGTTCTACTTCTAATGCCATTAAGCTGTTCTCTTTTTAGGTTTCTTTTTACGTCCATCTGCTCTTCTGTTTTTATCTTTTTTACCTTTTAAAATATCTTTATCAACTTTTGCTGCTTTACCGCCTGTTAATGCTGAATTTACTCTAGCCATTGCCCATGCTTGAGGACTTACACCTTTTCTATGACCGCTTGTTCTATATGCAGCTAGTCCTCTATTATAAATTTGTCTTATTTTAGAAGCTGACACTCCAGATTTTTTAGCTTTATTTCTTATTGCAGTTGCAGTGCTTGATCCTTTTGCTTTAGCCATACATCTCCTTAAATTTTTTATTATGTTTACTTTTCTTTTTTGATCCTACAAATTTACCACCTTTTTTATCTCCTGGTAAAACCCCAGAACCTTTATTATCTTTATTTAATCTTTTTAATGCAGCTTTTCTTTTAGCTCTTAATGCACCTGACGTTCCAGCTAAATATTGTTTTTTAACTTTTTTCTTATTTGGTTTAGTCATAGTGTTTTTAAATCCTTTTCTATTAAGCACGTTTTTTTCTTTTATCTGCTTCTGAAAGAGCAATAT